CTAGATCACAAGTATTCAGACTCAGATCGAGAATTGCTGTTTCATTCAAGTATTTGAAGAGATACATCCCAAGCGTCGTCAACTGAGCTGCCGGATTTTGGACAATCCTAAATCTTCCTGCTTCAATTTTCTCAACTGGATGCGGCTCGGGTTTAATAAACAAATCCAAGATTACCTCGTATTTCGTTCCCGTTTGTATTGATTCAACGACTTTCCAAACTTCATCCACAAACTCTTGATTCTTCATTTGATTCAGAACTACTAGATTATCATTCACAACACGCCCGGCTACTACTCCTTTCGTGGCTCCACTCAACGTGGACGGGACTCTACCGACTCCCTTATCGTGGACCTTACTAAAACCTGGACTCTTCAACCACTCTTTGAAACCTTCTACGAACTCTTCTTTCTTAACGTCCTTCTGTATGGCTGTCTTCCTCAACGCGGCCAACGTTTCCGATCCTATACAATCAATGATCCTATCTATTATGGCCTCATCAATCACTTTTCTCTCGTCACCTTTTCTCGATTGAATGTGCAAATCCCAATGCACATTAAGCGATTTCAACTCTGCTTCACAATCAAGGGGAGGCCACACCAACTTGCCCCCCGGAATTTTTATGTCTTCCACGACACGCTTGGGTTTAGCCTTCAACTTCTGCTTGTCCAACTCTAACGTCTCAACATCAACTTTTCCAGCATAGCCTTCTCGCTTCACAAGATATGCTCCCTCCAACTTTCCTCGAAGTTCAGCACTTCCAACCAACTTAGTATGTCTCTTCTGCGCCTCAATGGCTATTTGTTCTTTCCATTTAGTCATTGGTGGCGCTTCGGGGACACCCGCTGGCTTATGCATCTTGTTCCACTCTTGGAGCCTCTCAGTGTTCCAGTGTGACGGGTAATACAATGTACCATCCTTCAGGTTAATCCAAGTTCCGGAGAGACCATCTTCATAAGTCACCTTCACCTGGGTGCTTTCTGAGCCCGCAATCGGAGTTATTTGTATCGAATTAACACCTTGGGTTTTCAACACGAACTTTGCAACGTCTTCCGTCGTCAACACTCGATCGTTGTATTGAGCCAATGTTTCCTCCTTCGGCACTTTTTTCGCTTCCAAACCTCTTTCATTCTCCTCAAATTTTCCTCCCCAGGCAGTTCCTTCCAATTCTTCATAGTCTTCTTCTTCCAATCGGACTTCCTCTATCGGATAGGAGTACTTCTCATCACTCCAAATCTCATCTTCTCCGTCACCTACGCCTTCGTCATCATAATCAGCATCCATTTCCTCATCCGAAAATGAGTACTCTTCATCTAAAAATGGTTCATCATCTTCCTCCACTCGGTGCCCCTGATTTCTCAGCTTTCTTTCCAGAGCCACAATTTCCCTCTTCTTACGCAGCACTTCTTCCAGTGTTGTTCCCAACGGGGCACTGTCAATCGGTTTACTGCCGGTTGGCACTCCTAGCTCCTTCTTTACTTGCTGACTATATGCGGCTTGACTATTTATGTCAAAAGAAACCTTTGATTGGGCCGCTCTCGATATGTCCACGATTGCGTCTTTGACTTTTCCTTTTG